GTTTTGTCGTCTTTGAATTTTAAAGGATCTGCCAGAAACCAACCAAACAAAAAAGGAAGATATGAAATTATCTGAGTATTTAGCACAAAACCCAGAGGCAAAAGTTGATTTTAACAACCTTATTGCTGACGCTCGAAAAGAAGGTGCCGAAGAAAAAATGACAGAACTTAGAGCACTTTCCGCAGAAGTAAAACCGATTATTTCCAGCGACAACTACAAAAAAAGAATTAAAACGGCTGGCTTTGAAGTCCTGACAGGCGAACGCACAAAACAAAGTTTTCTCGACATGGTGGCCGTAGTTGACGAAGACATCGAAGCCAATAAGTCAGACAAAATCAAAGGTGACCAAGCCGACGCAACACCAGCCGAAGACCAAGACATCGACAACGGCGAAACATTAAAATCACCAAAAGTTCAAGCATCTATCACCGATTTGAAAAAAAATCTTAACGTTTAAGAGGGAAAAATGGCGACATTAGAAAGCAGATTGACAGTCAACACCAGAGGCCATGACCTCGGAGGCGACGGAAAATTCAAAGACGACAAAACAGTTTTGCAGGATGCAGGCCGATCAACTGACCTGTTGTTTTTAACTGTTATGGCAGAAAAACAAAGTGATGGAAAATTAATTCCATTGACGGACATTAACCCCGCACTGACAAGCGCAAGTTTGCTTTGTGGATCAAGTGGGGCGGTTACAGTATACCAATTTGCGGACGCTGAGTTTGCGATTACGATTGACGGTACTTTGACAAATATCCAAGTCGATATGACTGCAATTGTAGCAATAACAGACGTTGCAAACGCAATTAATACAGTCTCGATTCCTCTTGGTGTTATTTGCTCCTACAATGAAGAAACTAACGCATTTACCTTTACTAGTCTTAAAAAAGGTTTACCGGCCTCAACAATTACATTCTTAACAGCTGTAGTTGCTGGCGCAGGGACAGACATTTCAGGCGCAAGTGAATTAAACGGCCTTTCTGGAACAGGAGTGGTGACAGCCGCAACCGGTGAAGTAACCGCAAGCCTTGTTGCTGGCCTCTTCGTAAGCGATGATGTAGCAAGCGCTGATATTGTAGCCGGAGACATAACAAACCAATCTTTACTTGTCGGGTCTGACAAAATGATTGATGAAGATCAAATTGTTCTCGAAAACAGCTTAACTCTAGCCTCTATAATCGTGGCTACGGGTAAAACAATCAGACAGAGCCTGCAGGACATAGGTATTTATCCTACCAAGGCAAAGAATGATCAACAAATCGCACCAATAACTTAGGAGCTAAAAAGATGGCAGCACCACAAACAGTCAATAGACTAACAGCGTTCATGGCTGAACTTTTTAGCGACATGGACAAGATCAAGGTTTCAACCGGTTTTATGTCATTATGGGGTAAATCCGAAAACGGAAGTATTACCGAACGAGTTGATGACAGTCTGGAATTTACCATGGATATTATTCGCGGTAAGAAAAAGATTTCAGATATTAACCCTCGTTCACTTATTTCTGGAGAAACAAACATTGGTTCAAATCTGAAAACACGAACTGGTGAAGTGTTCCAGAACGTGTCCAGGCTTTTTCCTTTGATTATAGAACGCGCAGGCGTCGAATACAGCGATACTTTCAAACGTTTAGCTGGCCAGCTTGCAGTTACAAAAATTTCAGGTTCAGAGATGACAGCCTTTGAGAAAGCAAGTTTTAAACTTGCCATGGGTGTCAAGGAAAACATGAAAAATATTGCTGGGAGAATGGAACTTGTAGCAAGCGAGGCCGCACGAACTGGAATTATAACACTTTCAGATGGAAGCACTTATAATTTCGATAGATCAAGCTCAAACACAATTGTACCCGCAATTCTTTGGAGTGTTGTAGCTACAGCCGTGCCAATTGCAAATCTTGAGGCCCTTTATGATGAAGTAAAGAGAAACGGTAAATCAACCCCAAGTGCATGTATTATGGGTGCAGATGCTTTTTCAGCTTTCATCAAAACTGATGAGATCACAAGTTCAGCAGACAACAGGGATATCACATTTGTAAGGGCTGGTGATACAATCATGCAAGGGCTCCCAGGCCTTCCTCCTTCAATGTCAGATTTTGAAGCCAACGGTTTTATTTATCAGGCATTTGTGAGAACTCCAAAAGGAAGGAGAATTTTTATCTTTGTTTATGATGAAGAATTCCAAAACGCAGCCGATACGTGGGTTGAATTTATGCCTTTAAATGATGTCTTGTTACTTGATCCAACTGCAAGACTTGACCGCTTTTTTGGCCCTCGAATCCGTTTTGATATCGACACACCCGACAAAATGATGATTGAAAGGGTTTTCGGTGTTCAAAATATGATTGCGAACATGCCAGAGACACCCGGAACCGGTGTTCTGGAATCATGGATGTTTCACCACGACACTTTCATAAATACAAACATGACAAGTGTTGGAATCGAAACCTATACAGGGCCAATTTACGCACCGACTCAGGTCGATGCAATGGGCCTGCTTGATGGAGTTGTAGCATAATGGCTGACAAAAAAAACCAAGAGCCAATTTTCTGGGCTGATACAAAAAGCACTTTTGGAAGCGGTGTAAAATTCGGCGACGAAGTAAAAGACCTCGACGATGTTCGCCGCGAAAAATGGCTTGAATCAGGCAGGGTCAAACTGAAAAGGCCCGAAAGCGTTGAGCATGTCAAAGAGGATGACATGAACAAACTTAGGCAATTACTCGCTGTAAAAGATGAGATAATTGAAGGTCTTGATCATGAATTAAAAGGGATGCCGAAAACCACAAAAGAAGCACAAAAAAAGGTTACGGTTGCCAACGAAAAACTCAGGGAAGCCATGGATAAAATAGAAGATCTTGAAAAACAAGTCGAAGAACTTACCAAACCAGACGGCAAAGGCGGTAAATAATGACCACTAAAAAAGATCACCGTGAATTAAAACCAGTCAAAGGGAATCAAGGGCTCACAGTCTCATTCGGCGGAAAGAATTTGGTATCAAGTCGATTCAGGGAAATAAAGGATAAAAAAGGCAAAGTCATAAAAAAGGAAATTTCCGAATCAAAGACTCGCTTTGTTCCTGACGCCGTGATTAAAAGCTTGAATTTACCGGAATATCTTTTCGTCGGTGGACCTGAGAAAAATGCAGGTAAAAAAGAGACTGCTAATAAATGAGTTTCGATATAAGGAAACACATTGCAACCGATGGATTAAAACTCATGGTTGAGAAAAACTTTAGTAGTTTAGTTGAATTGGTAGCCCCTGACGGAACTATTATTAATACCAATGAAGATGGCGACCCTTTACGCGGCGAGGTTCTTTATGACCGTGACGCAATCGACCCGGAAACAGGCGATTTAATCACAGTCAGTACAACAAAAATAACTTTAAGAAAATCAGCACTTTCAAGGGTTCCGGTAGCTGGCGAAAAATGGGGAATAAAATTTCCTATTAATCCAGCGACACCAACGGTTTTATCAACTTTTAAAATTGGTACAGGAAAAGCGCCAACGGACGGGCAAAGTATAGGTTTTATTAGTTTATTTCCTGGGGAACTTGATCAATCATGAGTGGAATCGACAACAACATGGTATTTGAGGATTTGAGGGATGCACTTATTCTCTTAATCCAAACTGAAGCCGGTACTCGTTTCCGCGTAATTGGTAGCCAGAAACAGAGCTTTGACGCAGATGAAATAAAAGATACATTAAGAACTCTTCAGGTTTTTTTTAGTACTGGTGATTATCCAAGTTCAGGAAGGCAAATATTTCAACATGACGTAACTTTTCAATTATTCTTGAGTGTTTCAAGTGCTTCATCTGGAGACAAAGCGACAATTGGTGACGACACAGCCACACCAGCGGCAAGGCAAGCTGCACTATTAGCAGTTCAAGAAGCTGAAAACCTTGTTGATAATTCGATGGATGAATTATGGCGCATGATCACCCAAATATTAAAAGATCCTGTAAACATTGATTTCGGGCTAACTTCTTTTACAGTATCAAGCCCAGAATTAGCAGCATTTAGAAAAAATCAAGTCCTTGACAAAGGCACACTAACAACACTTACAGCATCGGCCACATGGTCAGCAACAATCGACGAAACGACACCAGGCGCAACAGGAGTTGCAGGAGTACAACCAGTAATTGACGCGACAATAGACGAACAACCGTTAGTAGGTGACGAAATTCTTGACAATCCAAAAGTAGGAATGGAAACAGACCAATAATAAGGAAAATTATGGCAATCAATAGCACGACAGAAGCGCACGCACTCGGCATAGGAAACAACAACGTACAATTCGGGATATCGCCGCTAAATGTACCCGCAAAAGTTGTGATTGCGGCCACTTATGATCCTCTGATCTTAACAGTTGTCGACGAGGTTCCAATTGAGGTATTTAGCGCAGAAGATGCAGGCGACAGATTTGGGTTTGGGTTCCCACTTCATAGGCTTATTAAAAAAGTATTTGAGGGAAATAACGGCATAGGTCGCGTTTTTGCGCTTCCTCAAACTGAAACCGGCACAGAATCCGACGGTGATATCCTATGGTCTGGAACATCAACCGCCGCCGGTGTAGTTGCTCTCAGAATTGGGAACGAACTCACAAATATTGATATACCAAGCGGAACGGCAATTGAAGCATTAAGCGATTTAGTTGTAGCTGCTGTAAATGCTCTGACTGATACGCCCGTTGTGGCCGCAAAAACAGCGGTTACATTTGAAACGACTTTTACATCCAAAGCGAAAGGACTTGAACAAGATAATATCACAATCACACTGTCAGCCGTAGAAGGTGAAGAATTACCCGCAGGAATAACCGCTGTTATCACACCAATGGCAAACGGTGCCGGAACTCCTGATATCGACGACGCTTTAAACGGGCTCGGAACTGATGATGAAGCAAATCAATTGCAATTCACAAACTTTTCTCATGGTTACGGACTTGACACCGCAACGATTGATAAAGTCGGTGCTTATGTTGGGCTCGGTAACACATTCACCGGTCTTTATAAAAAAACAATACCAGTTGCATTTACATCTCTGAATGCCGACACCGACCCAGGAACAGCAGCACTGACAGCCCTACAAGTAATCACTGGAACAAGGTTACTGGACAGAGCAAACGGTATTTTTGGCGCACCAGATGAAGACGATATACCCACAGAAATCGCGGCACTTGTTACAGGCTTTGTGTCAGCTGTTCAACAAGAAAACCCCGGTCAACATTATTCAGATATAATTCTTACAGGTGTGGGTGGTCGCTCAATATCAGCAAACAGATGGACTAAAAACCTTGATACAAGAGATGTAGCCGTAAAAACTGGAATTTCTCCCAGCATTGTAAAATCAGGTGTTCAGCTCAATATTCAAAATGTCCAAACTTTTTACAGACCAGCAAACGTGCCAACGAGTTCAAACGGTTATAAATCGTTCAGGTCAATTGCCTTGTTGAATAACATAAAAGTGAAAATGCGTCAGGTTTTTGAAACACAAAAATGGCAAGGAATTAACATTGTTGCCGATGCTTCAAAAGTAACCGACCCAGCGGGAAAACTAACAGCAAAAGACGTGCTTGCAGTTCAGACAGAATTGAACAACTTATCTGATTTTTTCGAGGGCAAAGGATGGATTTTTGACGCAGCTTTTCCAAAAGCAAACTCAACAGTTGTGATTCGTGCAGCAAGTAACGGATTTGACGTAAATTACAAATTCAAACTTTCAGGCGAAGGTCAAGTCATAAACATCACTCAAAGTTTTGATACTAACATAGCATCATAATTGAAAAACACACCACACCCGACGAGGTAAAATCATGGCACAATCAGGAACACTCAGATCCCTAAAAATAGATGGGGAAAATTTTGACGTGACATCAGACGCAGATTTTGACCGATTGCCAGCACAAACAACAGAAATGATTTCCACAACTGGAAAATCAATGCCAATGGTGACAAGACAAAATCCGGATGTCACGGGCGTTGATATAACAGTTGATGGAACTCAAAGATCAAGATTGCTTGAAATTGCAAGCGGTACAGACGATGTTGATTTAGCATACACCACGGCCAACGGTGATAGTTACACCGCATCAGGTCGAATTAATATTGCATCAGATGGAACAAAAGAAGCAAAATTAACAGTGGACATGATGCCTGTAAATGATTGGACAGAAATTCTAGTATAATAATTTAATCAGGGAGAAAAATAAATGTCGAGAAAAAAATCAAAGTTTGCATTACCAGTAGTTGAGAATAAAATATCTGAAGAAAACGCAAAAAAACAAGTTATGTTATTGCTTATCAGATATAACATTGATATTGAAGAAAAAGAAGGCAAAGAGAAAAAAGCGACTGAAGAAACTGTACAAAGGTTGCTTAAGGACATTATGGCGGGCAGGATTGAAATATTTGAAGAAGAGGGGAAAGTTAAAGTCAAGCAATTCATTCAAAATAGATCAGCTAAAGCAGGAAAAGAAGGCAACCGCACAGAACTTCTTTTTGACCAGATGACAGCAGCAGACCACGAAGCCATGCCAGAGGGTGATGACGTTTCAAACTATACAAAAATGTTCGATTTAATGGCCTCAATGTGTGAGACAAATATGGGCGACGTAATCATTAGAAAACTTGGCGGGAGTGATGCAAAAGTTCTGGAGAACGTAGCTGTACTTTTTTTGTAATTGATGAACCTGTTGAATTTATGATAGACAACCTATTTATCAACAGGTACGCAACAATTACAGAATTGAATTCTATGTCAATTCCTAATCTTCACAAATGGCATAAAAAATGGGAAAGATCTGACAACGCAGAACAACAATACAATAAAGAACAAGCGGCGAAACTTGCAGCATTAACAAGATAAAAAACTATGGCTGGAATATCTTTCGCTGTATCCACAATTTTCAAATCCAAAGATGAGCAATCCAAAAACTTCAAACGCATGGGGAAGAATGCGAAGTTGTTTGGAAAACAAACCTCAAAAGCATTCAAATCAGCTTCAAAATCAGCAAAAAAATTCGGATCAATTACAAAAGGCATTCTCAAAGCGGGCGCAATCACAAAAGTAATTGGTGGATTAGCGACTGGAATAGGTGTTGTAACAACCGAATTTTTAGACTTTGATGATGCAATAACACAAGCATCAGCAAAATTTAAAGGGCTAAATCTTGCCACGAAAGAAGGTCAAGAAACACTCGAAAAATTAAAGAAAACAGCTCGTGAGGTCGGGAAAACAACTAAATTCTCAGCATCAGAAGCCGCAGCAGGTTTGAATTTTTATGCTACAGCTGGTCTAAAAGCAGATGCAGCAATGAAATTACTTGCACCCACGGCACGATTTGCAATGGCTGCAAACTTAGGCCTTGCCCGTACAGCTGATATTGCTTCTGATTCACTTGGTATTTTCGGACTTAACACAAAAGATCCTATAAAACTGGGTCAAAATTTTGCTAAAATGTCTGACCAGATGGCGAGTACAATGACATCATCAAATTTGACCCTTGAAGAATTATTTGAAACTACTAAAGTGGCGGGGAAAATATTTAAGGAATCAGGCCAAAGCATGGCAACTTTCAACGCTTTCACGAGATCTTTGACAGACTCGTCAATAAAAGGTGAAAAAGCAGGAACTGGATTAAGGGCGTTCATGGCTAAACTCGCAAAACCTACAGGGGAAGCAGCTGACGCTCTTGAGATACTTGGGGTCAAAACGGACGATGGAACAGGAAATTTTAGGGACGCAATTGACATCCTAGCAGATTTTGAAAAAGGAATGGCTAGATTTGGGGATAAGCAGAAACTTGCGCTCACAAAAACAGTTTTTGGACTGGAAACAATGACTGCTTTTACTGCATTGATTGGTACTGGATCTAAAAATTTAAGAGAATTTAGAGAACAAATTGAAAATTCAGGAGGATCAACTGAAAAGATGGCCAAAATTATGGAAGGATCACTAATAAACCGTTTATTGGGTCTTAAATCAGCGGCCATTGATGTAGGGTTTCAATTATTCGAAGCATTTTCAGAAAAAGGAGCCGGTGCAATCACGAAACTAACAGAAATCATCAGAAAAATAGATTTAGGTCCATTCATTGAAAAGATAAAATCAGTCTCAAAAATTGCTATTGGTATGTTTAATAAATTTACAGCATTCGGAAAGAAAACAGGGATTTTCGAGGCAATCACAAAATCAATTAATGATGCAAAACCTTTGTTAAAAGATGTTTTTGAATTTGGTAAAGATATATTTAATAAATTTGTTGATATTGCTGAAAAGGCTGGACTCTTTGATAAAATAAAAACGGCTATAAATGGAGTAATGCCACTTTTCAAAACTCTTTTTGATGTAGTGAAAACAGTATTTAATTTGCTTAATGATGTTGGTGTGTTTGATGCCTTGGGTGTTGCCGCTGGGATTATATTAGATACTGTTACAGGTCTTGCAAAGGCAGTAACAAGCACATGGAACACGTTAAAACCTTTACTTGAAGAAACATCTAAGTTTTTCAAGAGCGTAAGCGGAGAAAAAAAGGCAATCGGTCCAATCCCTGAACTAATAAAAAAGCCTTCCGATGTTTTAAGTGGAGAAAAAACAACTTTATTCCTGATTTCAAAATTGCTCCCCCTGATTACTACATTAATAAAAACAAGGGCAAGCGGAGGAAATGCGGGTGGTAGTTTATTTGGTGCTGGATCATTAACACCTGAAGAAATCGCAGCGAGTAAAAGAAAATTGAACAGGGGAGCAAACCAAACACAACTTGAATCAAGAGCAACACAAGTTGATATCAGTGGGAATATTAATTTTCAAAACGCTCCAGAAGGTACAACATTCACACCGACCAGCGCACCAGCTCAGAATATTGATTTTAATGAACTTGGAACGGCCAATTAAATATGGGACTATTCAACGAAATTCTAAGTGTTTTTACAGATCAACCGGATACATATCTTGACCGACTCAGGGAAGAAATAACTTTGATTTCCCCAAATGAGGACGTTTTCGAAGCACTTTGGCGTGGGAACACTGTTACTCTAACCAACTCAGTTGATGTACATGAGTTCCCTGGAATTTCAGGCGCCCGTGTGATTGATCAACGTCCAGGCGCTTTTTTATGGCCTCTAACGTTCTTTTTTCATGGCATCAACCACGATATTGAATCAACCATATTCATGAACACGCTGAGAGATCAGAAAGGAACCTGGCAGGTTGTCCACCCGGTAAGAGGTTTAAGGTTACTCACATTTATAAGCGCCATCGAAAACGTTTTGCCTGTTGCATCCGGAGGAGTCACAAGAATAGAAACAGAATGGATTGAAGGACTTCCAGAAACACAGGAGGAACAAGACGCCGCAGCACAACAAGCGCTTGCTGACTCTGAAGCACTAGCCGCAAACGCCGTCGCATCAGATCAATTTTTCCTGACAGCTCTACAGGACACAGCCGCCCAAGCACAAGCCATGATCTCAGCAGTAGGGCAAGTCATCACAAAAATAAAAAAGGGTCTGAGCTTAGTTGAAAACGCTAATATTTTGGACCCACAAATAATCGCAATATTTACGGCTATTGACAACACCTTGAACGAACCATTAATTGACACAACAAAACTCGCTGGGCAAATGCAGGCAGCAATCCAACTATTCGGGTTAGGGCAAAACGACTCAAATCAAGCCATAACCATGTATAGTGATTTCGCTAATGATGTACTGACTATTGTGCCATTGCAACCAACACTTGAAGGAATTTCGACAATTGCAGTAACTGAATTATCAGCCGCCGCCGCTGTAGTCGCAGCCGGACAAGCCGCTTTAATTGGAGGAATAACTAGCCGTCAACAAGCTATCACAGCATTTGAAAAATTAAACCAGACTCAAGACGATGTTACAAACGGACTCGATGAAATCCAAACACTTTATGGTGGTGAGTTCATAGACCGTCAATATTTCAGCCAGACAGAAACCTTTGGCGCAAATGTTTTAATGACCAGTTTGGCAGGACAATTTTTATTGTTGTCTTTATTTGGACTACCTGCAGAACGCCGAATTATATTAAGAGAAGATAAATTCATTCCCCAAATCGCTCATGACGAATACGGAAGCATCAGCGACGGAATCACAGAAGACGGAAATATCAACTTACTGATTGCAAGCAATGGATTAATCGAAGATGATACCTACATGCTTGAATCAGGGCGTCAGGTGCTTATTTATCAGTGATTTTTAAATCGTCCATCATATCAATATATACTTTTATCATTTTTTTATACTCTTCGATCATTTCTTTATATTCATCTGTCAACTTTTTATAATTACCAGAAAGTTGTTTTTCTCCTTCATAAAGAATTTTAAGTTCTCCATATAAAACTAATATTCTGTCATATTCCTTTTTCCAATCGTCCATCACTCGTCCATCACTTCTCCTCAAAAATTATTTATCAGTAATAACATGCACACCTTCAAATTTACTTTCGTTATCGTCATCAATAATTAGTACTGCATATTCTGGATAATCAAAATCAGCAGATTTAAAAACTGATATAATTTCATATATTTTATCATCACCTAAAGAGCGATAAGAAGCACCGTAAGATTCAAAAGAAAGAACTTTATCACCTCCACATTTAGTACAGTCAGAAACTTGAAAAAAATCAATCCTAGTTTTTTTTGATATTTCTTTCACAGCAGCACTATCAAAAACACAAGTTATTATAATATCTGTTGTATTAGCCATCCTTCCCCCACTCCTCAAAAATCAAATTAGCCTGATCTTGCCAAGTCCTAGAATTTTCCTTGGCAGTTTCCACAATTTTAGCATCAACATCAGGCGCAACAGTTACCCACCTTTTAACGCCCGCAATTTTCCGTTGTTTAACTTCCTTGGCCCTCTTTTCTTTTTTCGGAAATTTATCAGCATGTTTCAACCTAATTTTGTGCGCTGTTTTTGAAGATACACAGCACCTTAAAGCAGATGCACGAACTGAAGCACCCAACAGCATGCAAGCAAGAACAGCATCCTCATTTTTGTATTTAATCTGTTTTATTGATTTTGGATCTATCACTCCTCCCCCTTATTAGATTTTTTCAAAATTTCTTTCAATATTTTCCGGTGTTGGTTCTGAGCCTGTTGACTTTCTGATTTTGAAATCAAGCGGCCATCTTCTCCAAATATAGCCACCCCGATTATTTTAACAGGATCAATTTCAGCGGCGATTCTATGAACCTCGCGCCATATTTCTTGTTTTATTTCGGTGTTGTTCATATTCTCCCTGTTTAAAAATTAAAGAAAAGCCCCGTAGGGCTGGTTAAAAGGCGAGCAAGGTCAAGCCGTACTCACCAGTTTTGTATGTTTTACATCCTACCGGAGCATGATTCTCCTTGTATTTTATGATTGTCGATTGTTTGGTTTAGGTTAACTCGTTAGATTCAATATTACCACACCACCCAACCATGTCAACAAAATAATCATTCATGTAGTAAATAAACCAATCTTTTTTATTATCTATTTAATATCATTAACTTTTTAATCCTTCTTTTCTTTTGAATAAATGTTTTGTATACTGCATATTGCAGGTGAGTGTTAAGAAAGTAAAACCTTCTTAACAGTAAAGGGTGACATTTTCGTAGGTGTCGCCCCAGAAACACAGTTATTTAAGGGAGAAAATGAAACCAGTATTCATGACTGAATATGACGCATTAAGAGGAGATTGCGAGCGAGCAAGTGTTGCGACAATATTCGACTTGGAAATAGAACAGGTGCCGCATTTCAGGTTGTTTAATGATGAAACATGGTACAATGTTTTTTGTTGTTTCATTTGGTCAATGGGTTATGAAGTTATAGGCACAGGACAGCAGCACAAAGACAAGTCATTTGATCCTATTGAGCATGACATCGATGGGCATTTATTGGCATGTGTTCCAAGCCTCACATTTAAAGGTAAATTCCATTCAGTTGTAATTACAAAATGTGGTGAAGTGGTCCACGACCCAAACAAAAATAAACTTTGGCTTGGTAAAGATGTCATAAGATCCAAAGAATTATTATCATGGGACATTATCAAAAAACGGGAGTCCTGACATGCCAGACACAACAACAAAACCAACACCAGGCCATCAATACACAGTCGTCGTAGGCGACACACTGAAATCAATCGCTGAGTCAGCTTATGGTCTCGGTTCAAAACAAGACCTCATCAGAGACATCAATCAGCAACAAATCAAATTTGACGACGTGGAAGATATAGCACCAGGAACCGTTATTATAATTCCTGTTGATACCGTTAATGCTGGATTGAGAGAAACACAACTGCAAAGGGGATTGTCATAGTTGCATACATTACTTAAAATAAACATTCGTAAATTCAATTTAAACCTTATATAAAATTAGATATGAAAAAAATATTAAATTTAGACATTAAATACATCATTGCTTTTATTTTTTCAATTGTCCTTTCAGGAGCAGGTGGTGCCTTAATTAATGGCTCTTCTGATGTTGACGCATTGAGGAAAGGTATAAATATCGTTATACAAGACGTAATGAAACCCAAAATTGAAGAACTTGAAAAAGCTATTGCTTTAAATACTGAGTTTCGAATATCAGAATACATAAAATTAATTACTAAAAACGCAAAAAAAATATTATCAGATCCTACTGATGTTAAAAAGAGCGACATTTTATTATGTATTTCTTATCTGAATAAAATACCAGATGAAATAAAAAACGAAGCGCTACAGGCTGATATAGCAATAATAATTGCATGGAATTTAAATAATAGTTAGTTGTTAATATGCCCCAAGATTTCGATTTCAAATTAGCAGGTCAATCCGTCCCTGTATCTGCAGCAAGTCTAATAATGACAATGGACACAGCTGCCGATGGTTTCAGCGGTGTAGATGTCGTAATAAATAGGGACACTGAGCCCGAATTATATGAGCTCATCAAAGCTCCAAGATATACACCCGTTGTTATTAACCTTGATGGTGAATTATCATTTACTGGTAATCTGACAAAGCGACGCCGTACATCCACAAAATCAGGACGAACAACAATTTTAGGTGGTCTTTCCAGAACATTCAATTTTATACAATCACATATTCCGGCAAATGTAGGAAATTCCTATGAAATGGTAGGTCTGACTTTACACGGAATAGCTGAATTACTCGCAAAGTCAACCCAAACTAAAGTAGTTTTTGAAACTGAGCCTGGTGGTGTATTTAATAGGATAACATCAGCAAGAGGTTTATCTGCCTTCGAATTCTTGCGCCCACTTGCGCAAAAACGATCTCAAATAATGTCCTCTACGGTAAAAGGTGAATTGTTATTTCATACAGCCAATATTGATGGGGAAACCGTAGGAACTCTTGAAGAAGGTAAATCATTACTTGCTAAGGAATTCAGTGTTGATTTTGATGACAGTAAAAGATTCAAGACCTATAAAATTATTTCCATGACACCTTTTGGCCGTGCTCAAGCCGTTGTTAGTGATGACAATATTAACCAACCACGACATAAAGTAATTGAGGCTGATGGAATTGCAGGCAGTGTTGAAGAAATAGCAGCTTGGCAAAGGAATTTAAGCATAGTCGAGGCCCTAACAATTCCGGTCCCTGTTGTGGGTTGGACAGCACCAAATGGTAAGCGGTGGGAACCTAACACATTAGTTACTTATAAATCAGAAACAGCATTTGTAGAGAATGGATTTACTTTTTTAATAAGGTCAGTTGAGTTCATTTTTAATAAATCAACAAAAACAGCAATAGTGAATATTATACCGCCGAATGTCTACACAAAAAATGCAGTTGTGGAACCGTGGTTTGAGTGATATAAAGTAGATATGAAAAATAAACTTGAAAGGGAGATAATATGAACATTTTAATGGGTAGTGAAAACCATAATGGGTGGAAATTAGAGGATCTTTTATCTGAACTTCAGAAAGAAATTACTGAAAAATCGCTTAAAATAGCTAAAGATAACTCAATTGAATCTAAAACAGTACAAAATAATAATGGCCAAATTATAGGGCTGTTAAAACAGGCAGAACATTTGCAACGACAATCATATGCTATTTTAGATAATTTAGCACCGAATGAAGGACCAGACGGAAAACCTCGAATCGGATGAAGCTTGAAGACGGGAAAATACTAAATTCTGAAATAAAAAAAAATATTGATGCTGAAATACCAACACAGTTATTTCAAGTAGAACTTGCAGAGAAAGGGGATGCACAGACTATTGAAGAGCTACATATCCCTAATTTTCAATACAGGCCCGAAGACGGTGCAAGGGGTTTTGTAGGATGGATAACAAGACAGTGGAGGGCGTTTTTTAGCATTAACGATCAAGTTACAAAACTGGTTATCAATAAAGGTGAATGTGTTGTTTACAGTGTTTCTGGTGGTGTAATAAAAGCCAAAGCACATTTTAAAAAAGATGGTAGTATTGATATTGAAGCGGCGGCTGGTCTAAATATAACTGGACCTGTAAATATAACTGGTGATGTTGATATAACAGGCACAATTGATGCAACTGGAATTATTCATTCAGATATTGATGTAACAGGACCGAATATCAGTTTAGAGTCTCATTTACATTTAGGTGAATTAGGTGGAACAGTTGGACCACCTACAACAGCATCAGTGTCAACACCGAACCCAGCAACACCAGGTGTTGGAATTGATGTTGGATCAAATGAACTGACAGCAAATGGAAAAACTTTAAGTGGACACACTCATGCTCAACCAAATGACGGTGGTGGCAATGTTGAACAAGAAACAGCCGCACCAACATAAACCCAGGCATGATCAAAAACAACTGGTTTCTCCCGATCAGTTCGATTTTTGGTCATGTCGCTCAACTTTAAATTATGGCTGATTTATTCGATGGTGATGTTTTTATATCTGTAGATGGCGACGGCGCAGAAATGCATTTTAAAGGCGGTCAACCTGTCATGGATAAAGGTTTTGAAACCCATACAACGTTTGCGCTTGGAACAGTACCAGGATGGTGGGGTAATGATATTGAACCCATTGCAGAACGTAGAATTGAAAGCCAATACATGGTTGAGAGTCATAAACCGATTACCAGACAACAACTAATTGATACATCTAGAGCCGCAGAACGTGACGTATCAGGCCCAGAATTCGAACTCGTTGCAGCGGTAACAAATAATCCAGATGGTGACAGGTTGAATACTGAAATACTTTATACACCGACAAGCCGTGATCCTTTAATTTTAAGACTTCAGAAAAATGGTTTAAATTGGTTGTTCCAACGTGATGACCCAGCACATAAATTAATATGACAGACATAATATTATTTTTATATTGTTTCATTTTTATTTCTACATGGGCATACATTTTATCAAGGCGTGGTAAATAAATGGCAAGTTTTCCAACTCTCTTACAACTTAAAAATACTTTCTTGCTCACCTATGAAAGTAAAATAGGCCAGAATTCCCCATTAAATGACAAGGCTTTCTTGCGCCTGACTTCATCAATTTGGGCTGTAATCGGAACGTTACTTCAAAAAGAAGTCATAACAGCACAACGTGAAAATCTAGCAATTACAGCCAGCCGAACCGGATTAATTAGAATTGGAAATGAATATGATTTACCGATTAAAGCGGCGGTTTCAACTGTTTTAAATGTAACACTTCCAGCAACAACAGGCGTTCAAATTCCAGCGGGTACAAATTTTACAGGTACAGATAATGGTATACTTTATTTTAATGCTGAGGTTGCGACGAGTGTCGGTGGTGTTGTCACATTTCAACTTACATCACGAACACCCGGGGCAATCGGTAATCTTGCTGCGGCTCAAACTCTCGATATTTCCAGACAAATACCAGGGGCCGAACTAATAGCAACGGTTGTAACAGTCGAAACCACTGGAGCAGACGAAGAGGAAACAGAAGTTTACAGGCAACGAGTACTTGACATCATAAGAGCACCAGGCGGCGGCGGTAATTCAGCTGATTTCAGGAATTGGGCACAACAGCAAGAAGGCGTAACAAGAGCTTATCCATATTCAGGCGCAACTTTTCCTGCGGTTGGTGGTTCACCTCCTGAGCGTGTTGTTTATATTGAGGCAGATACTTCAATTGATGTCGATGGAATCGCACCACAATCTTTACTTGATGACACAAAATTAACAATTATAACAGATCCAGACACATTACAGCATAGGCAACCTTTAGGAATTACAAATGATACTCTTGACGTTGTTTCAATTCGCAGAACTTCTTTCCTAACTGAAATCAGGAATTCTTTATTTTTAAACGGTACAGAAGCAGCCGTCAAAGCAAAGGTTGATACTGCAGTAACTAATTATTTTTTGAGCCTGAATCCGTTTGTTGTCGGGCTTGATATTGATGCCGATAGAAATGATTTAATAACAGATTTTACTATAACTGAAGTTGTTCAGGACGTATTAAGGGCAAACGGAGCAAGTGCTGAAGGAATAGGATTTAAATTAATCACAGGTTCTTTTTTACCAAGTTTTCAACTAGGGCAAGGTGAGAAGGCTAAAAATGGGGGTGTGAGTTATATCCCATGACATTCATGCGAAAAGTTTTAGACCTTACATTTCCAAAAGGTCCAGCACATACACCAAGACCAGATGGTGATTATGATAAATTCAGAGATGCTACAGCCGATAATATTGACGTCATAAGATCAGATGTAAAAAACACGGCGTTTATTAGGACACCAGATAAAACGGATAATCTTGATGATTTAGAACGTGAATACGGGATAACAAAAAATACTAATCTCTCAATAACTGAACGAACAGCAGTCTTAAAATCAATCAGATATGCCAAGGCTACAACCGGAAACGATGATGACTTGCAAATCATGCTTGATAATGCAGGGTTTAATTTAACAGTTTACAACAATTCTCCAGATGGGCCTGCAATTGATCCAGATATTATTTTAAATCAAAATTTTAAAATGCAAGCTGGAGATTTGACAAATGATTTCGCCGGTCAGGATGATGCATATGCCGGAAGGGTAGGCGGTGAATTATTAGTAAATGGTGATGTATTCGAACAAACAGTGGCTTTTTTCGGGGCTGGTGATGTATTCGCAGGAAATGACAACGCCGTTGCTGGATTTTTTGAAAGATTAAATCAGACATTAATTGTCTATGATATCCCAACAGATCCTAATGATTTCCCGCTGGTTTTTTTCGTAGGTGGGGCCGCTACATTTGCCGGTGATGGATCAATATTAACAATTGAACAAGGGCTAGTACCAAGCCAGCAAGAAAAACAATTAAAAGACATAATTCTAAAATTTAAGGGCCTGTATTCGTGGTGCGGGCTTGTGGTAACTTTTACGTAAGGTAAATTATGAAAGATTGGGCAGCAGTACAAGCATTTAAAAGCGGCGTGTTTCCTGACGTACTAGCGATAAACTCGACAGGCGCAGCAACACAAGACGGTACTGAATATATTGCAGAACAAATTAACAATGGGATGTTTGGGCCTACTCAAGCCATGATGGATTATGCTGCAGGCGGCACAAATCCTGATGTCGGAACAGTAGGTGTGCCAAATGGTGTAACTGAAGCTGCTGGATTTAGTCAATTGATTGAGGCCATGCATAAAGGTTTCGGAATCGGCCCGGGTGTGTATAAACCTTATGGTAAATTTTTAGATCCAAGTGTAACAGGTGATAGAATTTTATTATTATCTGGACAAGGTGTTTTAATTGCTTCTTTTCCTGAATTAGTAGCTGCAACTTATGTAGGAGATGGTAACAACCCAACAGCGCCATTTTTTTATAAATCCGTTTTAGCTGATGGGCTGACAAGAGACACAGCGGGACCATTTTTTATATTGCCAGAATCAAGAGATTATCTTTTTCCTAATGGACCAAGAATTACAAAGGCTTTTTGGCACACAGTAAACGGTTATGGTTCAACTAACAATAAAATTCAAAAATTTACAACGAATGTTGATGTTTCTGATGATGTAGTTGTTACTATTGTTAATAGTGCGACATTAGGTTTTTCAATTACTGCTAATATGAAATGTAGAATATATGTTACATATAGCCCCTTGACAGATGGGACTACTTTTTCTGGTATAAGCAAAAATTCCGCTCAGTTGACTACAGGTATATCTTCTATAACAACTGCAGACAGGATGACGGTCTCTTTCCAGACTGGTGCAGTAGCGGATGAAGTGGACTCTATAAGTTGGAGTGATATTATTAATAATACTGATGTAATAAGGCCCCACACTGATGGAGGGGCATCAGGAAGCACCCCTGCTTTAGGGTCAATAACAGTCTTAGCTATTGAAGCCCCACGTGAAAATTCAGCCACAGTGCAAGGCATAACATACTAAATTAAATCACTATGAAATCACTACAAATAAAAAAAATAGATGGGTTCGATGTTGTTGTTGGTTTTCAAAACCGTCCGATTGATCCCGTTGCGACTCAGCGTGGGAGTGCTCAGAATATACAGGACATGCCGGTAAGATCAGCGCTGGAAGCCAAAAACAATATTCAAAGTGGGTATAATATCAGGTTACTTGAAGCCCGTAAAAATGCAAAAGCTTATTTGTATCTGGCTAGTCAGAATAGAGATAAAGGTGAAAGTGATACAGCCAATAAATCAGAATCAGCCAAGCAAGATAAAATCGCAAAAGATTTAGTCGGAACGATGAACACGACTAATGAAGAATTGAAAGTTTTATCTGTTGCGTGTAAATCAGCTTGTGAGAAAATTTTGACTGATAATCCTGTTTATAATGATGAAGTTGAATTTAAAGATAAAGACGATAAAATTCAGGTTGCAGGGCCACGGCAGGGTGAAGTAATTAAAACACAGGCTGATATTGATGATTTGACGCAGAAATTTAAAGATAAGCCTGATAATTCTCAGTTGATGGAATCTGGAGAGTATGTCGATGATTTCAGGGGCAAAATATTTCATTACAAAGACGATGAAATGACTAACGGAAAATGGACAAAGGGGGCAATTGATAGCTTAGGTGATAAACTTGAGATTGGTAAATTTGAAGAAGATCTCACCGACTCAGAAAAAACAGAAATTGCAGAACAGGAAAATGTTGATAGATTGGCAGGGATGTCTGCAGGTGATAAAACTGCTGAATACGATGGTAAAAAAACAGGGTTGGCAAGTGAAGCTCAGACTATGGAAACAACATTAAAATTTGATGGTGATGTTGATTATATGACGAAGGCACAGGCATTTTATAATACTGAATTAACGAAATTAAAAACTGAATATGGGGTGGCTTGATGAATCCGTTGTTAATAATAAAAGGACTTGAATTATTGAATACAGTAATTGAAAAAAATGAATATGAAGGAATGCAAGAATTTAAAAAAGAGGCAATTGTTGAACGAGTTTTTGAAGGGTTAGACGAAGCCCGTGTGTTTTGGAAAAGAAAAACATTCTGGGCAACTGTTTGTGCTGTAGTGATTCCAATTGTAAATAGAATGGCTGGTCTTGACATGCAGATTGAAGAGGTGTCAGCGGCTATTACACCGCTTGTGGCTTTTATTTTGGGTGAGAGTTGGAGGAAGAAAAATAATTAAAACGCTGTGCCGAGTGCTCTACCAATTGAACTAATCCGTCACTAAGGCCAGATAAAGGATTCGAACCTATATCTCTCGGTTGACAACTTCCTCTTTTTTCCATGGACTAACAGGTAGAGGCGACACCTGAACTGTTTATTATTTCTCCTCATTCAATGCTTTGATTAGTTCGCCAGCTGGAGGTGTTTGCAAGGGCTGATACCCATTCCCTTTTGTTTTCGTCGAATCTGTTTTTGTATTCTCCACATTTGGTAATTTTTCCTATCCATTTTCCCCTGTGCATCTGCGCAAGGCATCCAGTATTGCCATATTCATTTTTACATGTATCACATAAATTTATACTACTCATATTTCATAACCTCCCCATACCCACCATAAAAAATATTTTGAAATCCTGTACTCAGATCAATTTCGAATATAGACCCTGAATCAGTAAAATAAAGAATCCCCTCAGAAATAAAAGGACTCAAGAAAGGCTTTTTCTCGATTCCTGTGCTGTGCATTCCATCACCAATATATAACCTAAAACTTTGATTAAGGGTATCAGAGCTTGGATCATAATCGAACAACCATCCTGAATTTAATTCTATCCAGTATAGTTTTCCTGCATGTTTTCCTGCAGCAATCACAACTGGTGCTTGCCCGTAAATTGGTTCTGGTACAATTGGATAAGGGTACGCATTAAAATCATTTAGGGATGTGGATTGTTCTCTCAATCTTCCTGATTCTGACCAGATGTAGCCGTTACCGCTGTAATAATCTCCAGAGCTGTCTAGCCATTCAGTAGCGTTTAAAATGTAGTTTAATTCGTAATCTTCTGGGTAAATTCCAAACATGATAGTTTTATTGATGCTGTTCTGGGAATGAATAAAAAATTCGTTGTCCTGGACGTACATAACATTGGTTGCGGATCCAGATATCAAGGTTCGCGCTCCATTTTCATTTATTGACCAGACATTTGAGCCAACGCTTAAAATATCCCTGCATTGATACTTATTTAAATACCAGGCGGAAATAATATTATCATCCAAATAAAATTCGCTATAAATTTTATATTGGCCTCCCATGGCGGAAGATTCAGACTCGCTGTATTGATAGCACCAGTAAACACCCTCAGATGTACGTTTTATGGCTGTTGGTGTTTTTAGTAGTGTATCAGTGCTTGATTCATTTCCTTCAATATCTAAGGTGTAAATAGTATCATCAACACTGAATTCCATAGGCCCAAGTTTAAGAATAGATCCTGATTTCCATAAATCAAGAGCACCTGACTTATAAAAATAAAGATCTGAGCTGATATGGGCGGCGAATTTAACCGTGACCAGTTCAGGCGGTGGTGGTGTGTCGCTTGATGTATCTGTTGATGTGTCGGGTTGTGGTTGTGGCGCTGGTGCTGGTATTGGTGCTGGTGTGGGAGGTGGTGCCGTGACTGGCGGTGGAGTTGGCGCAGGGGTGGGTTGTTGTGGTGCTGGTGTTGACTGTGTAGTTGTTCCATCATCAGAATCAGATTGCTGTTCTTCGGCACAACCTACAACGAATAATGCAAGGATAATTAATATTAAAATTTTAAGTTTCATGGGCGGTCCTCCTTATAATAATCTCTTCAATAACTGAAAATACCAGGAATAAAATTGCGTAGGTTAGCCAGATCATGAGGACTCCTTATCTGAATTTAAAAAACCTTTCCATTCATCAGACGAAATTTTGTCCACAATTTGTCTGATACAGGATTTACAAGCGTGTGCGCCCTCAGTTGATTTTGCAGTATCAAGAGAAAATAATTTCAGTCCTTTAAAATTAAAGCCTATTAAATTGCTTAAATCTTTTATTTCATCTCTGCATATGTTACATGTGTAAATTTTTCTCATCATTTTGACACCTCCCTGAAAATAAATTATGTTATAAATATGGGACAATTAGAAAACAATTTAAAAAATGAAGTTGATAAAAATCTTACCTCCTGGCAACGACTTTGGCGAATCAATTCAGGCATGGGTTGGGCTGGTAAAATATTAAAAAAAGTCGCTGGTACAATCACGATTGTAAATGCACGCCCGTTTTTCGGGGCTCCAAAAGGATTCCCTGACCAAATAGGTTTCGACTCTATTATTATCACTCCTGAAATGGTCGGTAAACGTGTTGCTGTTTTTGTTGGTTCAGAATTAAAAGCAACAACCCGTGATAAACTTAAAAAAGATCAAGTTAATTTTAAAAGTTTACTGGTTAAAATGGGTGCGGTGCACAGACTCCACAGGCCAGATGGTGTGGTTGAGGAGTCAGGGTTTATGGAATGATATTTCTTGATTTCAGTATTTTTTTAAGCGAAATTATAAAGTCCTGACGTTCACTAATTTCTTTATTATACCGTTTTATTTCAACCTCTGTTTCCTGAATGTCTTTTAGTATTTCAGCTGTACTGATATTCTTTATTTTTTCTTCATCTGTACCCATATCTTCTCCATTTCGAGTTGATTAATCTTCTTGACCAGCCATACAATTAACACCACACCAAGATTCAACCATGTGTTTTTGAATTATGTTATTCTTTGAGCATTTCATTTCAAAAGCCTTGTCAGCATAAACTTGACATTCTTCAAGAATAGTTTCCCAAGGTGTAAAGAAAACTTTTTCAGACAGTTTTGCCTCAGCTCTTGCCCATCTAGTTGCTTTAAACATCCCATCTCCCATTTTAGTGAAGGTTTTAATTGCTATTTTTGTGTCCCGTGCCGCAAAATAGGGAGGTACAGTTTTTATTCACAACCTTTCACCCTCATCTCACGTTTAAGACACTTGAGGGTGTTTTAGTAGCCCCGTAGGGCCTTGTTTTTTATTTTGTGTAATAAGGGTTTGGGTCAACTGTTGGTGTTACTCCAAAATAAAACCATACTCTTACTTTTTTTTCTGCAACTTCTTTTTCTTCAGCTAGTGACCATAGCATTTCTTTCCAGTTTTTTCTTGTTCGGCTTTGTCCTGAGAAAAGGCTTTTGAAAAGTTTCATTGCTTCTGCTTTTGTGTCTAAAGTTTTCATTTTGTCTCCCGTTTGATTTAGTTTGTTTCGTTGAACTTGATTTAATATTACCACAGTGGGTTTTATTGTCAACAAAATAATCAACTTTGTAGTATTTATTTTGAATTATTTCATACTAACTTGTTTGAATTATTTTAACTAGCTCGCTTATGTCCTTCTAATTCTTTACGTTTCATATATAACCAACCATTTTTATATCTTTCTTTTACCCCGGGTATTTCAATTTGCTGGATGGCTGACAGCAGCGAAACATTCACCATTTTATCATCTTTTGTTAATAAATGATAAACCCAAAGTGGCTGACGCTTAAGCTCATGTGAGCACTGAATCAAATTAGTAACCGCTTGAATATCAATAACACCATCCTGTGTCCATTTTGCCCTGAAAACATCGGTATTATTGTTGATCATGTCTTCATAATAGCGCTGGTTTTCGGGTGGGCGTTCTTTGAGTGGGGTAGGTTCTTTGATTTCGACTAACCACCCATCAATTTCTTTCATGGGTAAGCGTTCTGTTTGTTCTGGTTCGGCACCACAACCACGACATACACCATTTACTATATGATCATAACAGATTTTACATTTATCGACGGCTCCTACTTTTTCAATTGCGTCTTTTGGGATCCTCTTTTTCTTGTCAGTTCCAGAGAAATTCCATTCACGGGGTAATAAAGGGTGTCCGTGTTTTGTTTCGTCGCAGTTTCCGACATGATCAAGTATCAAGCAATTTTCATATCTTCCGTCCCACCGCAGGCCACGCCCGATCATCTGAAAAAATAAGGCCACTGAATCGGTTAACCTCAAGAGAATCAAACAGGAAATTCTTGGGACATCAAGACCATAAGTACAGAGATCAACAGTTGTGAGTCCTGTAATTGCACCGGATTCGACTTTAGATATTTTGTCACGTCTAACTTTATCAGTCATTGTGCCGTCAATTTCTTCACACGAAATGCCCGAGGCTGTGAATTCGGCGGCGACTTCCTTTGCCTGGTCTAAATTCCTGCAAAATACTAAAAAGCTGCGACCGCTTCCATATTTCTCATAATGCTTGATCTCATTGCCGTATAAAACTTTATTGCCTTGGGCCCGTTCTTTATATAGTTCCATGAGGGCTGCGGCGTTGACATCACCAGCTTTATTTGTTTTAAGGTCGCTTAGTCCTTCCAATCTGTCTTCGTTCGGGATACTCAGCACCCATGGTCGTTTTAGATACCCGTTTTCAACAAACCAGCTCATCTGATGACCCATGACAGCCACATCATACATTCCAAGTAAGGGCATATTATCCAACCGTTCAGGTGTTGCGGTGACTCCCAAAATAATACTTGATTTCGGAGCCGCGGCTTTGATTTCTAGTTGCTGTTTTAAAGCAACATGAGCTTCATCAAATATGATCACATCAGCCCAATTTCTAATCTTGTTTTTTCTGACAAGACGGATGAGGGTATCACGGGAAACTACATGCACCTGAAAAGCGCTTGATTCTTTTGAGTTGGCTGAAATCATGCCGTGCTGAATTCCCCATTCTCGCAGCTCTTTGGATGCTTGCCAGAGAAGTTCTTTACGGGGAACGATAAACCAGACTCTTTGTTTTTTGCCAGTTGAAGGGCTGATTTTCTTTATCGCTGTGTTAATGCCGTGGACAACCATCCTTGTTTTTCCGGTTCCGGTTACACCTTGGATTAAAATAGAACGGTAGCTCCCCCCCTTCGGTGAAAAATAAAATCTTGCTTGATTCCATGAATCTGATTGGTACTGGCGTAGGCTGCGGGTGGTTGTGTTCATAAATAACCCCACTGGTCAGCCATGGCGTCAGCGATACCTTGAAAAGTTTTACTTCTTATTTTTGCCCGTCCTTTTTGTCCTTTCGTTTTTTCAGCATAATAATACCAAGTAGCCATATTTTTCCCACTTTTAGTAATTGTATATTCTTTTTCTACAATTTTAGTAGCATTTAAAATCGGGACACCTTTCAGCCATAAACAAGTTTTTTTAGGTTCTTTATGACCGAACATTGAAGGGCAAATTATTTGGTCTGGTTTTCTCCAACGTGTAGACATTACACCTACAGGATTCTCAATAACTATTTTTTCACAGTCAGCATTTGACAGTTTCATAAAGAATTTTACAGCGTGTTCTCTTGCTTCTCTTCTTTCTTCGCCTACTAAAGCGCCACTTTTACGTGGTTCCTGATCTTTAAACCATTTGTTAGCTGTGACCGTTAAGTAAGTGCAAGTAGGAAAAGCAATAATCATATCCCACCCATCATTAATAATTTTTAAAACATCACCTTTTATATGCCATTCAGGATGACCACCAGAACAATCTAAAATATCACAAGAGTAAGCCTCATGACCTTTTTTTCTGAATGCCTTAGTTACAGCCTGACTTTCTTCACACGCTACCAATATTTTCACTCGTCTGCCTCCATAATTTGTTGCTTTATACAAGCGGAAATGAAAGATTTATCTTCATCAGGAATAATTGCAACACACTTTTCTTTTTGATCTTTTCGTACAAATTGCTCGAACTCTTCTATCAAATTGAGAATTCCTAAATTGCACCCATTCCCAGATTCTTTTGTTTGAGTGTCTATTTTGTGCATGAGAGCACTTCTACTTTCAATCATCAACATCCCCCCGTTATTAAATCATTATTCAAACAATCTTCCATATCCTCATCTAAATAAATTATTTTTTTACCTGTTGGTCTGGCTTCTTCAACTATCTCGAGTTGTTGACTGATTTTTGTTAGTCTTTTAGATGTTTCGACTAGAGATGTTTCGACTATCTTTTCCACAAGCCCAGCTGAAAGCCAAAACGAAAGCCACATACACACAACAATTATTAAATTTGCAATTATTAAACTATTCAACTTTTCTATTATTTTTTCACTCTGGCCCATCCTTAACCCCCTTCAATGTTATTTCATCACCTGAAATTTTTGTAATAAAATTCAAGTCAAATTTGAATCTGTATCTTTCGACTGTAATTAAAAAGAAATGAAAATCAGCAAAAGTCAATTCAACGGTTTCGCAATTCCTGATATTTGCTATTACATCCTCCGCTTGTTCTTTTTCTTTTCCCATCTGAACCTTTTATATCTTGATTTTAATTGCAAAAATAACCACAACAGGTAACACAATTAATTCAGTTGTGAAAAATTCAAATCGTTTTATATATGTTGGCAGAATTATGGGAAATAAACCTTTTCCGTAACCATCACCAACGCCCATTTTTAAGCCGAATAAATTATTCCCATCCACACTAATTGGCCAATATCTGACCACATCAATTAAATAACTGTCATTACCAAAACTATTCTTAAAATAATTAGCTTCCACGCTGTATTTTTCAGAAAGTTTTAATTCGATTCCATTTATATTGTTTTGCTCGTTCCAATCGCTGCCCCTATCAAAATGATATGACCAACCATTGACAGTTAAAAATATAACTATGATTGAGCTGAAAAATTTATTAGCCATTATTATGGGTTAAATCATACTTGAACTTACTGCAATCGTTTACTGGCAGTGGAGAACGCACGCTAATTAAAAAAACATAACACTGATCACCGCTAGGAACGACAGTCAATATTTTATCAATAAATAC